GATCCCCATCAGATTTCATGGGAGGATATCTTTGACCTCGGTGGTGATGAACAGGTCGAGGCATATGTAGAGGATCTGAGTGTACCTGTCCGTTGGTAGATTAGCAGTCCTATCTAACAGTCACTCTGCGTGGTGTTATTGACAGTCTCTGCGTGATGTGGTAGACTCTCAGTAACACCGTGGATCACAGTGTTTATGGGGGGCGTTGTTGTTATGCCGGGGGGCGTGATAAAAAACGCTAACTACCCTAACCTACAGAGGTGACAGATCGACCTGGATATATAAAGCGGATTGCGAATCCATTTATGATAAAAAAATCGCCCAAAAATTTTTATGACTGATAAGGTTTATCACATCTATGCAAAGAAGGAATGTTTATATAACAATCTAAATGAGGAACAGTTTAATAATACATGGGAAACCCTCAAGGGAATGGTTGGTCTAATGAAGACTGATTATGAACTTGAGGATTTGTCGTATGAG